TCTCAGTCCGGATCTTATACTCTTCGGCAATCAAGTTAATAAAATCATCGCTATCTAAAGCTGTCTGAACGCCATCAATAGCCATTTGCAGGCGCTGGCAGATGATCTTCCAGAACTCGCTACCCGCTCCTACTCGTAGCACGTCCTGTACGGCTTTACGATGATCGGGGTTGTTTATATCTAGGTCTTTCATGCTTGGGCGGGCGCGCCTTCAGGCGGCGGTGTTACGGGTAAGTTAGCGTTACCTACTCCAACTCTTGCCGGTGGCTGAAATGGTTGTGCTTGTTCCTGTGGAAGCATTTGCGGGTTATTCCTTACCTCCAGTGCCAATTCCTCGTGCATCCGCATATGAGCTCTAGCTTCTGGCGTCTGGTTAGCTTTGGTGTGAATCTCTAAATGTGCCTGATGGTCGTCCCGGGGATCAATGGTTGGCAGTTGACCCTCGTTTAGTAGTTCATTTTCCCGCTCGGCCTGCTCCTCATCAACTGTTTTAGGAAATACCATATCAATTTCTTCCTTAGTCATTCCCCGCAACTTAGCCATCTTTTTGAATAAGTACCGCCTATTTGTATTGGGATCTTGAATCGCAATACTGGCAAACTGATCAAATGACTGCTGTTCCCGCATACGCTTGGCTTCAGAAATAACTAACGACTCAACCTTCACGTCGGGATCAATTTGAGAAATAATGTTCTCTTTAGTTAGAGGGCGCCAAATCGGAGCCATTGGCCCCTGAATACGTACTATCTTCTCATCTATCTCACTCTTGAAATGTATTTTATACATCTGATACCATTGCCGCCAAAATCTAACATCAGATAGGCCATATAACTTGGCGCTCATGCCGTACCGGGTATCAACATTTGAGCTAATCAGCCGTAGTTCTCCCAATGTCCGCTTGTCGTCATCTGAGGCGCCCTGTTGGATAGCGGGCGTAGCCGTCGCCCGCTGTACTGACTGGTCCAGCATATCCATAATCACGTTGACATACTGGTGAACCACCGACTTTTGCACCGGCATCATGGCATTGTCAACCCGACCATCAACGCCGATAAACTTATTAGACTGCCAATTCAGTTCGTTCTTGTTCTTAATGCGAGTGCGGTCATACATGTACTGCGGCAAGGCATCTATGACAGCTGACTTCACACCTAAGTTCAAGAGCTTGGCTCGGGCCCGCTGTTTATCCTCGGTAATATCAGGAATTGAAACACCATCCCAATCATTTGACATTGGGAATAATGAACGATCCAGTAACGGCCATAGCTGTCCATATTTGAGTTTGAATAACCGGACTATGGTTGAACGCCGATTAGCCAGAGTTACTAAATATCGCTCACCTTTGATTGTGGTAAACCAGTTAAGTAATTGAAATTCGTAGTTGTCGTAATGCCCCAAAGCCTCCTCATCGGGATAGAAACGGTCGCGGCCTTGTGCTTCGTCCCTAGCTTGCCGGGCTTCGTCAATCAGCGAGAGTATGTCCTTATCTTTGCGTAGCTTATCGCAGTTAAAATAGCCGGGGTTGTTCTTTAGTTCCCAATAAGTTGCGCCTACTTCCCAGCCACCGAAACGCATAGCTCCTTTCATTCCCGGGCCGACTCCGTTTACTGAGGTTGCCCGAGGGTCGCGAATAAAGGTCATTGGGTCAAGCAACTCTGGCGCTGGCGCCATCACACCCGGCGTACGGTCAAATTCCATCAGCAAAAGTAATCCGCGACCAAAAAATTCCGCATCCCAATTCCAGTAGTAATCCAGTTCGGCCTTACCCATTACATCGTAATCAAAGTTGGCCAGAGCATTAAGATTATCTTCCACATCCTCATCGTCTTCTCCTCCCCGTCCTTCCCAAACAGCTAATAAACGATCAACCCAAAGTGATGAGTGGATAGTATTAAACACGGTGAACATACAGCTTCAGTCGCGCTAAAGCTGTTGAGCGCTTGTTTTCATTAAACCTGATACATGCATCATATTCGTCATTTACCTGACGGATAATGCGCTCCTGTGTTTCAACATCTATTTTGTCGTCTACAATTTTGTCGCCCTCGACGATCTTTCGATCAATGTCCGTAAACTCTGCTTTAAGTTTTTGAAAAACCTTATTAGTTTTAGTTTGGGGCATATATAAAAAACAGACCTAGTAAAGACGAGGTCCGGCAATTTCAGTGAGCCCTAGTTGGTATTACTATACCACAAAATTATTTGTCTAGCTCAATTTGCTTCTTAACAAACTTAGCAAAATTTCCATCCCCTCTTCCGCGCAACGTATCTATAGCCTTAATCGCTTCTTCGTCTGTACCGTGGAATATATCTTGGAAACAAACTGTTTTAATCATCAGCTTCTTAATATCGTCTTCCAGCTCATCCCAAGTTATCAGTCTACTTGGACTAACGGAAATACTATTTACTGAGCTGGATGGAGAAGTTGTTGTTGATGGCGTGTTGGGCGGACTAATCAACGTGGCGCAAGTAGGCGTTTTCATACATTAACATCAATATTTAATACCTATATTATAGCCTAAAAACTAATAGGCTTCAAGCGAATCTTCTTCTTGTTGTGCAGTTGGCAAATTATCACCGTGCCGACTGAACTGGTAAGGGACAAAGGTGGGCTCAAATAACAACAACCGATGCAAGTTTTCTACGTTATGGTCGTCTTTATCGATTGGCCGGCCGCTTAGTTTCTTCTCGTCTTTGGCGCTGCCCTTCCATTCCTGCCAGACATACCGATCAAGCTGCTTGATAGTCACTTGGCAAGTGTCGAATATGTATAGCTCCGGCTGCCGGAAGAATTTGCCCTGCTTCACCTCATAAGCCAGAGCGTCATTTGTTCGCTTAATACCAGCCATTAGGTCTTTACTGCCCTTGATATAGCTCTCGCCAAGATCAAACAGTTGTGAGCCGACAGACTTCTCTTCCCGATGCTGATCGTCGTTATATGCCGAAGGGTCAATAATCCGGCCTTCGATGCGGTAATGCATAGCCGCCTCAAGCGCGCTCATTCGCTCGTGCAGCATTTTTATATTTCCTTCGCCCAGTAGTTCACCTACCACGTATTTCGTGCCTTTACGGTCAATTGCCATGTAAAGAACATGGTCTGGCACGCGCGGGTGTGGGTCGATTGCTTTATACACACAGTAATCTTTCTCATTGAGCTGGAACGGTTTAATAACATGAATCTTGCGGTTAAAGTCTTTGTGAATACGGCCGATCAAGTGCCCGAACTTACCAAACAAACGCGCTTCTTTCTCATCTTCCGGCATACCATCAGCCATGCGCTTAATGTGAGCGTGCTTTAATATTCCGCGCACGCCATGAACCTCGCAGTTATCTTCCATTTCCGCCTCGATATAGTCAGCATATTCACCGTCAGCGTGCTCATCCATCCAGTCTTTAATCCAAGCCGAATATGACAAAGGAGTGAAAGTCCAGAACACCACCATACCCAAACGTCCTCGAGCCAGCGTAGCCATAAATTTATCTTTTGGCATAGGCTCATCAATCCAGACAAAGCCCAAGTCAGTTGATTCGTATTCTTTGGTATCCTGCTCGGTAGACATGATGTCAACTGTCCAGCCGGTGTTAGTTGTAATTTTACGAGTGTAGCTTTTACCCTCTTTCAGCTCTTCAAAGTTTGCCTCTGGAATATTCTTGGCCTCGTTAGCCGGAAACCATTTCTTCAGCTCTGGAATTATCTTTTCTTTAATCGTAGTTGGATCAGAGATAATACGGCCTCGCTTTTCATACGGCCAGTTCTCAAATATTGGCTGCTTAAAGAAATCGCTTTGTGGTCCGAATAAAATATTAGTGACGATGTTAGCTCCGGCGGCAGACTTACCAACGCCGTTAGCCGCGACAAACATAGCAACGAAAGTCTTATCGCTGCCTACTAGCTGTATAAATTTCTCGGCCTTACCGTTTGGGACGTAGTGTTTTGCTCTATTACTCCGCTCCCGCCTCTTCTTCTCCCGTAATAAGTCCGATAGCCTCTGATATTTCTCCGGATAATTCTTCTTCAAGTTCTGTATCGCTAAT